TTTTGGTGCCAATAACGACTGGACCGCCTTGCGCATGCAAGACATTGAAGGCGCTGTCGGCATGATGCGTACCCAGTACGACGAGGCAGTGAAGAAGTTTGGCGCTAAGAGCCAGCAAGCCATGGCCCTAAAGCCAATGGCAGAGCTTGCAGACCAGAATGTTGCCTCTATTCGTGATGCTCAAACACGTATCTACCGCCTAGCCGCATCCAAATCAATTGACCCTGTTACAGGCCGCGTGAATGAGCGCATGTTGACAAAGTTTGTCAACGAAAACAAGCCAATGCTGGACCGCTTGCAGATCACTGATGATCTGACGGATGCTGCCAAAGCGGAAAATGCATTCCGTGGCCTGCAGGCTGAAAACAGCCGCGTGACTAAGCTGGTCAAGGACCAAGCAGCATTTGCACGCGTGGTGCAGTACGAGAACCCCACCAACGCCATTGCTGATGCACTTAACAGCAAAAACCCTGTCCGCAATTTTGCAGGCATCGTTCGCATGGCCGAGCGCGGCGGCACAGAGGCTGTTGCAGGCCTTAAAGCCAGTATGTTCGACTACGCCTTTACCAAGGCAGGTGGCGAGCGTGGATTCAGCCCTGCTGCTTTCCAAAAGGTTTTGTTTGAGCCCCTGTCTCCTGGCCAGCCTTCGCTGTTCTCGATCATGCGCAGCCAGAATGTGATGAGCATCAGTGAAGGTAAAAACCTTCGCAAGTTGATTGCTCCAATGGAAAGAATTGAAACTTCATTGAAGAACAACCAGCTCATGGACGAAGTAGTCCAGGGCGGAGACGCTGTGACAGAGTTGGCGCTTCGGGTTATCGGCTCAAAAGTCGGTGGCGCAATGGCCCCTGGCTCCCTGATCGCAGCCAGTGCCGGCTCAAAGTACATGCGTGACATGTTCGATAAGACGCCTACGCTGTTCATGCGTGGCATCATCGAAGAGTCAACCAAGGACCCTCAGTTGCTGGCGCAGCTCCTCAAGCGAGGCGTAACCGAGACAGAGAAGTTCCAAATGGCCCGTGCACTGCACGGCTACATGGTTGCCGGTGGCCTTAACTATGCCAACTTTGATGAGAGCAAGGCTCCTGCACGACGTCCCGAGAACTACTTTGAAGTGCCAATGCCGGACTTCACCCAGCCCGTCATACAACAGCCAGCTCAGCCTCGTATTCCGTTTCGCTCTGAGGCGAGTCAGATGCTTCGCAAGATGCCTCCTGCTCCGTCAACACGTGGCGGCGTCCCTGGAATGAACCAACCGCCAGGACAAAAGCCCAAGCCTCCAGCAGGGGTCTCTGGTCAAGGACCAGCGTCGGGTTCGAGCAAAGCAGCTTTTCAAGCGCTGTTCCCAATGGATAGCGTTGGCGCTTTAGTGGCGCAAGGTCCTGAAGGGGGTGCAGCATGAACTGGGCAGATGTTCTCAAGGCGGTAATTCCAATTATTGTGGCGTCGTTGGCTTGGCTTTTAGGCCAGGTCAATGACTTTTCCACACGGTTGACAAGGATTGAAGGGGCAATGCCTGCTTTGATTACCAAAGAAGGTGTGCCAACGGATAGTCCAATTTCAGCAGAGCGTAGAGCGACTCAAAAAGAGGCGCTGATGATGCATATCAATGAACTTCAAGTCAAGGTTAGATTGCTTGAAGAGCGTGAAAAAATGACTAAAAAGTGAGGACAGACAATGTGTGAAAAAAGAACTCATGATTTTAGTGCTGTTACTGCTGCCTTCTGTACTTGCGTCAAAATCGGACAAGGAATATAGGTGCGTTAAATGGACATGGTCGTCTGATCGCAAACATGTATGGTGCCTGGAATGGCGTAAAAAATGATAGATCCTCTAACAGCTCTAGCCGGGATACAAACGGCAGTTGCGCTAATCAAAAAGGTTAGCAAAACTGTTGATGATGTAGCGTCGCTCGGTCCTGTATTAGGAAAATATTTTGACGCCAAGTCAACGGCCACCAAAGCTGCGGTACAGGCAAAGAAGTCCAAGTCATCAATGGGTACTGCCATCCAGATTGAGATGGCCTTGGATCAGGCAAAGAGGTTTGAGGCTGAGCTTCAGTTGCTGTTTATGCAGGCCGGGAAAATAGACGTCTGGAACAAGATAAAAGAACGAGCGGCAGCAATGGATCTTGAAGCAGCGCATGACGCCCGTAAGGAGAGAGAAGCAATGGCAAAGCACAAAAAGGAAGTAGGAGAAGCACTTGAGATCGTAATGCTTGGGCTGGTCCTCTTTCTCTTGATTGGGTTTGTTGCTTATCTTGCTTTCACAATTCTTGAACAATGTGCAGGAAAATGTAGTTTTCAAAGGGGGTAAATAATGGATTGGCTAAAACAAATTGCACCAACAATTGCAACGGCAATGGGTGGGCCGCTGGCGGGAATGGCGGTGTCCGCCATTTCTAAAGCTATTGGCGTTGACCCCGACAAAGTAGGGGACCTGATCTCCAGTAACAAACTTTCAGCAGAGCAGATTGCTCAGGTCAAAATTGCTGAGATTGAGTTGCAAAAACAAGCGCAAGAGCTTGGACTTAACTTTGAGAAATTGGAAGTTGAAGACCGCAAGTCTGCGCGGGACATGCAGGCAGCAACAAAATCACTGATGCCTCCCGTGCTTGCGGCTGCCGTGACTCTTGGGTTCTTTTCAATCATGGTGATGATGTTTTTCAACCAGATTGATGCTAACAACCCTGCCATTTTGATGATGCTCGGATCATTGGGCACTGCATGGACGGGGATAATCGCGTATTATTTTGGATCATCCGCTGGCTCACAGGCCAAAACAGAATTGCTGAGTAAAAAATGAATCTCACCGAACATTTCACCCTAGAAGAACTAACACACACGGACCACCGTGACCTGGAGAACACACCAAATGAATCAGAAATTAAAAACCTTTACCGACTGGCTGAGTTCCTTGAAACAGTCAAAACCGTACTTGGCGGTAAGCCGATTATGGTCAACTCTGCGTTTCGGTCGGAAGCCGTAAACACTGCAGTAGGATCAAAAAATACCTCACAGCATCGGCATGGGGCTGCTTGCGATTTTCGCGTTCCAGGCATGAAACCGGATGAGGTAGTCCGAGCAGTTATTGCAGCGGATTTACCTTTTGACCAAATAATCCGTGAGTTCGATCGTTGGACGCATATCAGCGTACCAAACACACCCGTTGCAGCCCCGCGTAAGCAGGCGCTCATCATTGATAAAACCGGCACCCGACCTTTTGCATAAAGAGTGAGGACAGAATTGAACCCATAACCTTAGCCCTGACAGCAATTGCCGGCATCAAGCAAGGCATAGCGCTGTATAAGGACGCTAAGGCTACGGGGTCAGACCTCTACAAAATAACAAAAGAAATCTCCGGTTTTATTGGCCAATTCTTTGAGGCCCACGAAGAAGTAAAAAAAGAAGTAAAGCGTCAAGAGCTAGAGCCCCCAAAGGAAAAATCGCTCAAGGCGCAAGCGCTCGAGAACGTCTTCAACCAGATTGAACTTGAGAGACAGGCCGTTGAATTGCGGGAGTTCTTGATCTACCACACAGACCCTGCCTTAGGTGCGGTATGGTCTAGGTATGAAGAAGAATATGCAAAGTTAGCTAAGAAGCGCCAGGAAGAAGTGAAGCAGGAAATCATAGCGGAGCGGAACAGGAAATGGCAACGTCAAAAGAAGTTAGACAAACTAATAGACCAAGCCCTAGTTTTCGGAGCAGCCCTGATCGTGGTTTTAGAGATTTGGGCAATGATGTACCTGATTCATCGCAGTCGGGAAATATAGTTTTAATTGTGTTGTTGATGATTTTGATCTGTCTCTTGTTGCCTTTGATGGTCAGCATCTATTTGGATACCTTGACCTCACAAAAGCGAGCAGAACGCACTGAAGCTCGAATTGAAAAACTCATAAAAGAACTTGAGAAAAAGATGGGCAAAGACTAGGTCGAGTGGTATTGCTCTACACGCTTTAACCACTCATCCTTGTACCGCACAAACTCAGACCCGGCAGTGGAATACTCCACCGTCGTACCGTCCTGGTTTGCCATCAAGATCACGCCATAGTCAATGTTGGTCCCGTGCACAATGTCATGCGCCAGGGCATACGCGCCAAGCTGGTGGAAGTAGTCGTCAATCCACTCGCGTTTTTTGGGCTTCACACTTTGCTTAAAGTCCATGATGCAGGGTTTGTTGCGGTAGACGCAGACTAGATCGGTAGTACCAGCGTACTTCTCCGGATAGTAAAGAGCGACCTCGGACCCCCAGATTTCCTGCATGTTTTGGAAGTACGTGTTGATGAGCTTGTAGCCCATCTCGTACCCTTTGAGCATGAGCCAGTTGGTGGGGCGCGGCAGGTCTCTGTAGGCGATCATTCGCTCAATCACGCCATGCATGTGCGTGCCCACAAGAGCCGCCTCATTTTTGATACGCTCCGCGTTTGCTTCACCGACGCGCGCGGCCCACGCATCAAGGCCCTTCTTGTCCTTGGTGGCAGACAGGACCGTGGTCACGCTAGGCAGGCGCGTGTCGCCATAGACGTATTTGCGCCCGTTTGGGCCGTCTTCTCGG